GTTTGAATTATCTAAAAGAGGTGGTAAATATGGAGCTACTTTTGCTACTGATATTTTTTCTTCACAATTATAATAGTCTTCATCTTCAGAAGCTATTGATACATTTATACCTCGTGGTTGATTATAGCCATCTGTCCAGTATAAATAATTACCAATAGTGTTTATACCTGTTATTTTGTGAGATTGGGAGAAATTTAACCAAGGACCTTTCACTAATGTTATAGGTGAGTTACCACCTTGTTTCATAATCACTCTACAATCGTCATCATCCATATCTGCTCTTGCCATCTCATTTATATCATCTCCAGCTGCGCTATTACTATTAAATGTACTAATAAACCAAAAAATCCTATCGTTAGTTGTATCTACATGAGAACCTATAGTTATTGGTCCTTTAGATCCAGTTATAGTTATATTTCCAGCAATCTTATTACCTCTAACATTTTCAATAGCGCCAACATCAGAATCCTCACTATTACTTATAAGTATATTCTGTGCTTTTCTATATTCACCTTTAGGTACAAGTCTTTCATCAAGGTCTAAATTCATCTTTCCCTTAATGAACATATTTTTTAGTTGCGCCATTTAATTAATGTTTAATTTGTTTAGACTTACCTCTCATAACCTGCGTAAGTTCTCCAATTTTTAAGTTTGATAACCTAATTTTAGCGTTTCTCATTGCTGCTCTTCTAGATTTTCTATATCTATTTATAACATACTCCGGTACACCTAATCTAGTATTTAATAAATTAAATAATATACTTTGATACATTGCATCTTCAGCAAATTTATGTATTTTCATTTCGCTATCAGTACCTAGACCATCTGATATATATTTAAATGTAATTAATTTATCTTTTAAATGACTACTAAACGATACTTTACCTCTAGCTTCATCTACAATAAATAAACCATTTTGATTCATATGTTCTGGTAATCCACCAAATCTTTGACCTAAATTACCAATTCCTTCTGAATGATAAGTTGTATTAAGGAAATAATCATCACTTTCTAATGCTCCAGATAAATTATTAGCATCAAAATCTCTAAATCTCTCACTTGTAACTGGAGTGCTAACTAATAAGTTTTCGTTAACATCATATAAATAATCATAATCTGAATCTTGTAATATTGCTTGGCTAGGATTTGAAGTTGCTCTTCCAGGATATAAAATATGTTCTATACCAGCATCATCAACCCAAGAAAACCTTATATAATTTACATAGTCTTGGGGCATTGGAATACTTAAACTTGGTGGTACTTCTAATTCTTGTATTTTTTCTATTCTTGAAATATCATAAGCAAACTCTTGTATACATCTTTTAGCTTGAAATAAAACCTCAGATCTCTTTGCTGTGTTAACTAATTTACCATCACCAACATAACCTATAATAAAATTACCAACAATATCTTTTAATGATATATACCTGTAATCACCTAAAACACCATCGTTTAATATTAAATCTATTATATCTGTAGTTAGTAGTTGACCAGCATTTGTTAATGTTGTTGTTACAAAATTCTCTGTTCTTGCTGAAAAAGTAAGTGTTGCTACACCATTTGTTACAACATAAGCATAATTAGAGCTTGGTTGTACTTCATTATTTATATAAACAGTAAATTCACTAGAACTATCTGGTGTATATGGAAAAGTACTTGATATAGTGAATATAGATCTAGGAATATTACTATTAATAGTACCTTCTAAACCGTCCCATTGATACTTATTCTTATAATACTGTAAAGGTGTTGCTTGTAATAGTGACATATTTATTGTGATTTAAGTGTCGCTTGACTTTGTAGTGCTTGACTTGTTAAAGAAACTAAACCTGGATCTTTTATTTGAACACCAGCTAAACCAAGTATTGACATTATTAATATATTTTCTTCTGAAGGATGTAGTTCAAAATTTCTTGATCCTCTCGTTGTATTTCCAGAATATAAATCATTAGCACCTATTGTTATAATTAAGTTTGTATTACCTCCTATTCCAGAACCAGGGCTTACCATTATAGTCTCTCCAGCAACATATCCAGAACCAGCTGACACTACTTCTACATTTGTTACAGCATTACCCGCAACTGTTACAGTTATTGAAGCACCAGTTCCATTAGCACTATTTGTAGTGTAGTTTGTAGTTTCACCCGGTGTACCTGTATAAGTTCCGTTTGTGGCTCCTGATGCTATAGTTGTTCTTGTTGTTAAACCATTACTGGTCACAACTAAACCATCTGCTATATAATTATTAGAATCATAAATATTTGTTCCATATGTTGCGTTTGTTGTATAACCAAACCTTGGTGTTGTAGGTATTTTAATGTAATCTATAGATATAGTATCTGTTATTGTTGGTTCTACAACTATAGATGTTTCACCTAAAGCAGTTGTTGTTTTGTAATATATAGGAAAATCTTTTGAGGGTTTTGTTAATGGTGAAGATAGTATATATGCTAATTCATTTTTATCTATTTCTTCTAAAGATATTGTTTTGTTAATAATATTTAAATCTATAAGTTTAAATATATCGCTAGGTAGTTTGCTACCTGTGAGTGTAGAAGTTTTATAAAAAACCTCTATTTTTTCTTTAATTCTTTCTGGTAAATCAGCGTAACCAGCGTTTATTCTACCAAGTGTATCCATTGATAAAAATCTATTATATTCAGCAAAAGCTATCTCTAATAAGTTTAATTGAGCAATAGAAGCGTTTTTATTAAACTCATCTGGAGTTAAATAACCTCTCTGCTCTTTGTTTAATATTGATAAAACTGATTTGTATACCGTGTTTACGTTTATCATAATTTCTTTTTATTTATAAAGTGGTCACCTCATAGAGATGACCACTCTACAAAATGATTTATTTTAGTTTTTTCTCTATTGAGTTTAACACTTCTAGTCCTTCATCTGTTTTAAACCAAGCGGCTAAAGCAGTATAAGGGTGTTCATCAAAAGGAACTTCAAATAGTTTTCGTTTTTCATCTCCAGCCATAAAAGTTCTTTGATCTCCACTTAATGAAAGTATACCAGCTTCAACAGCTTTTATACCTAAATTCCTAAGGTGAATGTTATCGTCATTAGCTAATTCTAAGAATAATTTTGGATTTTCCCTAGCAAATATCAATGTATCTCTTCTAAGCTCCTTAGATTTCATCTTAGATACCTTAGAACCAATCTCAACACGCATTATAGCTTCCATTTGATCAACTGTCATTTCTGCAGCTGCATTTAACGCGTCTATTTCTAATTCAAATACATCTAAATCAGTTTCAGCGTCTTTTTCGTTATCAACTTCTCTATAAGTTTTGTTTAAATCAGGGTGATATATTGATAAGAATTTTTGAAGAACTGTATCTTCTTTTTCAACGAATAAAAATCCGTCTCTAAATATAATATGTCCAGGTCTTACTTTTCCTTTAAATTCATCTACAAAAGGTGTTTTTTGATTAATAGCATAAGCCATTTCTCTATTGTAACCTTTTTCATCATCAAACCAATATAGGTTTTTTCTTTTCATTATTCTTACGATAGGTCTTTGATCTCCAGTGAGTTCATATAATCTATCTTTCATTTCCCATTTAGGGACTTGAGGTTTTTTAACCTCTGTTTTTGGTTGTTTTTCAACCTGTGGTTCTTTAACCACTTTTTTTGTTTTTTCCATGATATAATATAATTAAATAGTTAAAATAAAGGGCCGGGTGCAAAGCACCCAGAAGAATTACAGTGATTGATTATCTAAATAACACAAAGTTATTAGCACCTTGAGTTACAATACATCTTTCAGATAGATAATGTACTTTCATAGCATCAAGATCAGATGTTCTAGCACCTACAGATCCAGTTGTCCATGTTTTTAATTTTCTATCATCAGCTTGAGACGTTCTGTATCTTACGTGTAAGAAAGGACGTCTGATGTTTTTACCCATGTTCTCATCATACACAGTAGTAGTACCTGCAGGAACCATAATTCCGTCGATTTTACCAACTGTAGCACCATTGTTAACTAAGTATCTAGTAGACTTGTTGTTTAAGTATTTCCAATCAGTTTTATAGAAGTCATAAGACGCTCTTCTAAAACCAGAGAAACCTAAGTTTAAAGCCATATCCTCAGAGTTGTTAAACACACCATAGTGAGTTGTACCAGTCGTATGTGCGTTAACACCCGCTAGTAAATCGTCCATAGCTAATGCAGATTCTCTGTTTAAGAAAAGCATGTTTTCAGATATACCACCTTGCTTATCTAGTTCTTGTAAAAGAACATCAAAGTCTTCTAAATCAGTAGTACCATCAAACATATCAGAACTTGCAATAAGTCCTCTGTTTTCTAATGCAGCGAATAAACCTTCAGAACCAGTACCTGTGATACCAGAACCTACTACTTTTTCTGCTTCCATCATTGACATCTCTAAGTAATCGTCAAATCTTTTTCTTGTGTCACCTTCAGACTTTAAGTACCATAAGTACCCAGATTGTCCAGCTTCACCAGAAACTTCAACCCAACCAATTGCAGCAGCATCAGATCCAGAGATTTGATACTCATCTTTAATTATCATTGGTTTGTTTTCAAAAGACTTGAATTCAGCTTCTACACCACCACCAAGACCGTTGGTTCCTTTTTTGAAATCAGAACCGTATACGAAGAATCTAACTACTTTAGCAGTACCACTAACATTAGAGATATCTACAAAGTTATTATATCCGTAAGGCTTGATAGTACAAGTAGCACCATCAGCAGCAGCTACTGTTACCTGTCCTTTAACGACAGTTACATTAGCGCCATCTGTTACTTGACATACAACAGTTTGTCCTACACGAACTGACATTTTAATATCAGCACCAGCTTCGTTGTCAATATCTTTAGGATTTGCAACTGCACCGTTAGTTGTGTTTAGGATTGCTTTATAAGCCAAGTGTAATCTACCTTGTTCAGACCAAATTACTTGATCAGAAGACATAGGCATTTCTGCACCAACCATTGATAAGAATCCGCCGATAGATCTGTCTCCATATCTTTCAACTTCAGCTTCATAAAGGTCTGGCAGGTATTGTTGAGCCCATCCGCTACTGCGAATGTCTAAGTAAGCATTTTCCAATGTTACTTTGCTCTGAGCAGGCGTAACTAATCCATTAGCTAGCGTGCTCGCGTTAAAATTTACTAAAGCCATTTTATTTATTTTTTAAGTTTTGTTAATAATTTTTAAGTTTAAATTTAAGCTTAGAACTATCGTCACCGCTAATTGCCTTAACTTTTATACCTCCGGTATCAACAACACCACTATCAGTTTTCCTAGCATCCATGTTTATATTTTTGGCTTTACTAGTTATACCTTTAATAGCGTCAGCTTTACCTTGCTCATAAAAGTGATTAGCAATAGCATCTGCGTTTTTACCTGCAAATAATGTTTTGTGGTAATCACTAGCATTCTTTAGTTGATAGTTTTCATCTATAAAAGGTTTCAACCATGTACTAAATTCACTTTGATTTTCCCTAACATCTTGCACGTCTTTAACATTGTAGCGATATTTCTTGTCTCCAACTTGAAAATCAAAACCTTTGAAATCTTCGTTAAATACTTTATCAGTCTCGTTGTTAAATACTGTTTTAGCTTTTTGTTGTAGTTCGTTTGCTTTAACTTGCTCTTTATTATAACGATCAAAGAAGTTAATAGCTTTCTGTTGTTCTTGGGTTAACTTAGATCCTAACTTAAGATCTTCGTAATATTTACCTTTCAAACCTTCCAGATGCTGTTTAGCTTCTGCAACCGCTTCTTTATAAGCAAGTTTTTTACGTTTTACGTCTCTTTCAGCATCAACATCTTCATCAACAAGAAATTTATCTTCAATTAAGAAGGAAACTTCTTCTTGAGTTAAATGTGGCTTAGTTTTTTGATAATATTCTCTTAACAAGTTATTATCATCAAAACTAGAATAATCCGTATTAAGGGCAACGTAGTCCTCAATCGTTCCACCAGTCTCATTCATAAACTTCACGAGTTTTTCAATATTCTCTGGTAGTTCCATTCCTGGAGTTTTTTCTTTTTCTACAGTTTCTTCAACCTTCTCCTTTTGTTCTTTTTTAGGTTTAGGTTTTTCATCTGTAATATCTTCTAGAATAGGTGTGTCTACTTTTTCTTCGACTTCCTCTTCTTTTTCTTTTTCATTACTTTTTTCGTCAGCTTGCTTTTCTTCCCGTATGGCATCTTTTTCTGTTTTAGGGTTAGACAAATCTACTTTATAATCTCCGTCCTCATTACGAGGAGTTTCTGGTTTTTCAACCTTTTCTGTAGTTTCTTCAACTACTTCTTGTGTAGTTTCTTCAACTACGTTTTCATTATTTTCTTCCATAATATAATATAATTAAATAATTGTTAAAATTTACCTGGGTTCAAATTGTTCTAATCCAAATCCGTCAAGATTATCAAAACCTTTAGATTCGAAGTTTTTAGGTCCAGTATTACCTTTTCTTTGTTCAATCAACTCACTTTGTTGACTTGCTTGTATTTTTGTTCTTTCGTCTTTACGATCTTCTTTACTATCCTCTTTATTCTTAGTCACTTGTAACTCCTGTTCTTTTAACTGCATGTTTAAATGAAATTCAAACTCCATTAATTCTTTTTTAATTGCAGCTTCTCTTTCCATCTTACTAATATCAAATTGACTTTGAGCTTGAGATATTTGAATTTTACTTTGAGCTAAAGCTTGTTCTTTTTGCATTTCAGCAGCAGCCGCAGCTTCAGCAGATTTAGCATTTGATTGTGTTTGTGCTTCTATATTTTGAAGTTGAATCATTCTATCATTCTCTTCTTTTTTACGTCTACGTATTTTCAGTAATTGATTAGCTAATTTAAGATTTCTAACTTCTCGTATATCAATAGCATCTTCTAAATTAATTCTTTCTTTTTGAAGAGCCATTTGAATATTATTTTCTAATAATTGTTTTTCTTCTTCATCAGGAGCTAATTCTAAATAAATCCCAAAATCATGTATATGTAAATCACTAATTTCCGTAAGAGTTGCTACATTGAATTTACCTAAGGTATTTAAGAATTGTTGCTTTGTATTAGAATATTCTAATATATCCGATATTCTAAGCGAAACGCACTCAGCTGTTTTCAATGTTAAATATAAACCAGCTTGTAGTATATGTCTTGTTGCTGTATTACTGTTTGCGGCAGCAAGTTTTTGCACACCAACCAAAGCATTAGCATCAGGTAAACTACCATCTCTAGCTTCATTAAGTCCAGTTACATCACGTAACATTTGCATATAATAATTATATGTTTGAATCAAACTAGCTATTTTTTGATTACCACCACTTGATTTTAATTCTTGAATAGGTACTTTACCTTGGTTGAAATCACCATCCTGTGTCATTGATCTACCAATAACACTACCAGTCTGGAAGTACATATTTAGTGCTTCTTGTGGGTTGTAATTTGTACCGTTACCCAAATCAATTTCAGCAATACCATCAGCATCCATATAAACACCATCTGGTACTAATCTTGATAATACCTGTTGTAATTTTAAATGGGTTAATTGAATCATATCAGCAAAACTAGTCATTCTGCTAACTAAAGACTCGGGTCTACCTTGATAAATTCTAGGTGCTACTATTTGGTAAGACATATGGCATTTTGTTAAATCTGCTTTTGGTCTAGACATATTCTCTGCTAACTCCCATTTTAATATTCTTTCACCACCAACTATTTTTGTCCCACAGTAAATAACCTCTATTGATCTATCTAATTTTTTAAATCTTGATCTATCATCTTTTGGTGGATTAAATGAATCATCTTTTTCTAAAGCTTTATCATTACCACTAGCTCCTTTTTTAATTTTATATACTTGATTCTTATATGTTTTATATTCAAAGTTTATAATTTGTACAAACTCATCACCGTTTTTTTGTTTTTTATAAAAATTTCCGCCAGTATCGTTGTTTTCTATTTCTTTTATATCTTGATCTGTTAAACTAGGAAATCTCTTTTTTAATTCTGATATAGATATTTTTTCAACCTCACCTACATAATATAAATCTTCAAAGTATGGTGATTCAGTATAAGAGTGAACAATACTACTAGGGTCAACGTAGTGTATATTAATACCATCTGAAACATTAAAAGAGTTTTTAACACATCCTATTCCTAAAACAGTAATATCATAATCTACTCTTTTCTTTAGTAAATCATAATTATTTAAAGCAAAAACATTATTTATAGCTTCTTCAGATGCTATTTCAATACTTTGTTTATAATCAAGTTGCATGTGTAATGATAACTCTTCATTTGATCCTGGAAGAGCTTGAGTCGGGATGTCAGATTTAAATAAAGAAACATTATTGGTTTGTTCAACATGCGTATAGAAATCTTTATTTTCCATATCACCAACAATATCTTCTATATATCTTGTTCTTTCAGCGGCTGCTACAGGGTCTTGAGAATAAGCTTTCAGCTCGTATGTTCTTTCCTGTATACCGTTTACTACTATATCTACAAATTTAGGTATAATAGGTACTGGTCTCCAGTCTAAATTAAGATAAGACAAATCACCATTAATAGACAATTCATCTTTATATTTTTGTACAGCTTGTTCTCCTCTAGCATATAATCTTAATTCATTATATCTTTGCTTAGAGTGTAAATATTTACTAGTACCAGAATCCTTTTTAAACCACTCATGTTCTATAGATCTTGCAACTTGCAAACCATATTCTAAACTAGCTTTCTCAGCGTCTGAGACCGCATGACTAGGAAAACTAGATTTTTTTTGTGTAGTTATTGACATTTATTCATTTATTATTTTTGATGTTACTCCTTTATTACTGTATTTTGATAACCCAAAGGATATTTTTATACTTTCTTTATCTGCAACAGGTTTATATAAGTTTCTATTACAAGCCATTATAGCTAATCCTGAACTAATAGTTGCATCATATTTTGTTCTATTATTAATATCAAATCCAGACCAATCTACTAAAGTTCTATTAAAATACATATCACCATAGGTATGATCTTCTTTTAAACCTACATATTTTTGTATATAGGTTTCAATAGCTGCGGCATGTGCTTGCCTTATATCTTCACTAGAATTAGGTATACCACCTATTTCTTTTTCAGCTGTTGATAATTTATTCCAAACTTTATCAGGTCTATTCATACTAAACCCTCTATATCCTCTACGTTTAAAATAATATAATAGTCTTGGTTTGTTATTTTCACATAATAAAGGCATTCCATAAAATATACATGCCATTAACACGTCTTCAAAAAACATTTCTGCGGTTTGTGGCCTAGCTACATATTCTAAAAAGAATTGATTTGGTGGTACATTCTCCATACTAAACTTAGTAAGGCCATGTAAAGCACCTTTAGAACCTTTGTTATCTACTGTTCCTGATATATCATAGCTATCACATCCAAAAGCACCTATATGCTCATTACCAGGATATTTCTTACCATTTTTAACGATAACGTTATTTTGCATATTGGTATCTGGTATCCAACTAACATAAAATCTTCCATTTGGGTTTGGTGCGAAAAATACCTTTGTATCTTTTATACCATTAACCCATTGAAAACTACCTTGTGTAATTAAATGAGATTTAGTGCTATCGTTTATATAATCTATCTGTTCATAGATTTTTACTAAATTAAATATGCTGTTTTTAGTCTCATCTCTAAAAGCATGATCTTCACTTCTTGGAAATTGACGGTAAAATTCATTTAAACCATCTTGATCATTTTTTAATCCATCAACTTCATTTTGCCAATGATCGACAACTCCTACATCTATTAATTCCCCATCTGGTCCGATGACATCATTGTCTGGACTATCAAATACTGGAATGCCGTGCTCGTCAATAAATCCTTCGTAGTTCCACTCCATTGGGATAAAAAGAGAATATAATCCAGATTTTGTTTGGCCATTTCGGTTTCTTTTTGTGACATCTGAAGCATTATATAGTTTTTTAAAGTTATCTCCACCTTTATCTAAAGCATTAGAGGTGGATCCCATCATACATTTCCCAATAATTCTACTACCTAATCGTAGTGTTGTTTTTGTAACTCTCCAGTTATTTAAAATATTGTTTGGCCTCTCCCATTTACCACTCTCATCATGTACTAATAGTTTTAGTTTTTCACCGTCATAACTATTATCACCTGTGTTTTTCCAATCTATTGTAGTGTCAAGACCTTGTAATTCTTCTGGTTTATCGGTGCTAGTAATGTTCCGTCTTGTAAGCTTACTGGCAGGAACTCTATAAGCAAGTTCTGTTTTAGGTCTATCCATTCCATCTTGGATGGGTTTGAAGAAGAACGGGTAATTAACTGATATTGGTACGACTTTATCGGTAAACATCTTTTTAGCATCTGGCCCTGTTTTAGATAATATACCGAACCTTGCGTCACTAGATATTGTTGCTTGGTTAACGGCTTCTCCAGAAGCCATGAAAGAGAATCCAGAACGTCTATTTTTAAGGTAGCACATTCCGTAACATCTTTTGTCTGACTTACAAGCTTCCCAGAATAAGAAGAATAATCTATTTGCTTCTCTAAAGTCTGGTTTCCCAACGTCAATCTTACTCCACTGCAAGTACATATAATGAGTACCAGTAATATAAGTAGGAACACCTTTATTGTAATACCAAAAACCCTCTTCCCTTCTTTTAAATTCATTTTCTATATAATCTATATATTTTCTTTTAAAATCACTAGGGTATTGTTTCCAATCAAATATGGTTTTTATCCTATTTAATTCTTTTGGATAAGGTGTTACCTCCCATTTGTCACTATCAAACTTATTAATCTCTTTAGGTATTTTTGGTAAAGCTATTTGAAAATTCTGTATTTCATATATCTCACCAATCTCACCAGTTTTACTAATAACAACAATATCATGCTCTTTATTATAACCGTATTTCCACTTCTTAGCTTTATTAAGCCTTTTTATGGTATTTATTTTAATAGGTTCTACAACCTTATATAAAGTTTGCTCGTACATTATTTAGATCTTCTTTCAGCAAAACCAGAAAAAGTTTCATCTTTCTTTTCTTCTTTTACTTTGCCATCAAGCATATCTTGTTCCTCTTGTATCCTATTTAATATCTCAAAAGCATCGAATATAGCTAACTTTTTTGTAGCTGCAGCATTTTTTAATCTATCTGCAGATATATCATCATCTGAATCAACAATAGCTTCTTTAGCAACTTTAATAAGTTCTTCGACAGCTTTATGCCCAGCTTGGATTATATTCTTCTTCGTTTCCTTGGTATTCATACTTAATTTCAATTAAATTAGATTTTACTTTATATAATAGTTCACCATTTATTATATATTCATGATTTATTTTAGGATTAAAACCCACTAAATCATCAACATTAAAAGATCCGTCTGAGTATTTTATTATACCCATATCAGGATTTTCATGTTTTAAACTATTTCTATTAGTATTAATTATAGGTTTAACAAAGCAATATTCATCAATACAATTCCATTGTTTATTCCTTTTATATAAAAAGATACAATCTAATGGACAAAAATACAAATCATCTTGTATGATAAAATTACTTTCTTTTATCTTACCATTATCATCATATGATTGTCTAAAAATATTATGATGTATTATTACTTCATCACCTATATTTATACTTGTATTAATACCACTTGGTAAAGATTTAATTATAGCTTCTCTATTTATATTTTTAAATTCTTCAATATGTGTATTAGTGATAAGTTCTTTATCACCTAATTTTTTTATATTGTTATATTTATTTCCCTTAGGGGATACAATAAAATTAAATAAACCTTTCACTAAGCTATTAATATTCTAAGTTGTACTCTATTGCTATAGCCATGTTTTTATTAAAATCTTTCCATGGAATAACACTGTTACCTTTTTCAATGAACACGCTGTATTTATCTTTATCTTCTAATATAGCAGTGATGGTATGCCCTCCGTAGACCTCTTGGCCTACGGAATAGTGCATAGCTTCATTTTTATAATCTTTACCGATACTAATCTTTCTTATCA